AAAAATAAATCACTTATACAAGAGTATAAGTGATTTATTAATTTTGTACACATCACTTTATTGAAAGTTGTAATTTCCCCATTATGAAATCAGACAAGTTCCAAGAAGAAACATCATATGATAGCAATATATGCCCTTTATTCTTGTAAGAAAAGGAATCATCAATAATTGGTATCTCAAAGTAAGGTACATCTGAAATTGACTTTGAGGGGGACTGATTAGATATGTTATATCCTGTATTACCAATTAAGTTATAGCCACATACACAATCATTATTATCTTTAATATAAGATGGATAGTCAGTAAAATCATCACCACCTACCATATGAATACAACCTTCAACAATATTGTACATTAATAAATCTTCAACTCCATTAGGATAGTATTGATTTTTCTCTGTACCCTTGTAAAAGTCAATAGCTGAATATGATGGAGTGTTAGTAATTAGATTCTTATATATTGCTATTTGACTGCAATTACCACCCATCATTATTCCCCTGCCTGATTTTCTTGTCTTATAGTTATCTATAAAGTTATGTCTAATAATCACAGGGAAATTAACTATAGATATTTGAATAGCTCCACTATCTATTAGTTGATGTTCTATGTAATCTGTATCCCAATCGACTGTCTCAATTGTGTTGTATTCAATGATTCCAGTATTTCCAGTCTGGTCTACATTAGTACCTCCAGATACAAATATAGCAGAATAAGTGAAGTCTTTTATAGTATTATGTCCTATGTAGAAGTTTTTACCTCTTAACATGTAGACAGCATATCCTGACTTCCAGTAATATCCCGACTTTTCAAATACATTATCTCTAACAGAGCTATTGTTACCATTTAAGTAAACAGGATGCTTACACTTATAGAATGTACATCCTTTCACAAGGATGTTACCATTATCTCCATTAGAAGTTGTATTGAATATGCAAGCATGACCAATATTCTTAAAGGTGCTATTTAGTACAAATACATTTGATGTGCCTGAAGCATTTATTAATGGCTTACCTGAATCAGCAGAACCAATAAAATACATATTGCAAAAGATAACACTTCCTAATGTAGAATTTGTAATATCTATAAATTGTGGATATTCACACTGATATACTATATCTGCATCAGGTAAATGTATTTTCCCATCCTCTATATAATAAGAGTTGCTTGCTGACTTATCTTCAAGATTAAGTATTTTAACAATAGGATACACACCATAATTTGTTAAATCTGCATCAACATAGCTTGCATCTCCTACTGAGATTTTGAAATATATATATTTCTTTCCTTCCTCCTCTTTGGCATCTGTTATATCTGCAAATATTCCTGCCCACCATGCTGTGAAGCACACTTTTTTCCCAACTAACCCACTAAGGTCAATATCTTGTGGTATAGGGGCTTTATATATGTAAGAACTTGAATTTACTACAGTTATATGGTCTGTAAAATGAAATATTCCATTACCTCCATTTATGTCTGGGTAGATATAATCCTCATTTACTACTATGGAATTTTTATAGTTAAAAGTAGAATCAGTATCAAACACATTCCTTGCTCCACTTAGAGCAGTTCTATTTTCTCTACTATACTGTTTACCATCAGATACAATCTTAGCATTATCACAACAAAATCTCAGATTTACGGAAGAATTTGAAATCCCTGAAAGAGAAATCAAGTTCTGGTTATTGAATTTAAATACATTATCTTTGAATATTATATTTAGATTAGTACTGCCTTCAGAAATCTTAGTCTTTATTGTCTCAGTAAGATTATTGTAAAGTATTTGAGTATCTACCACAATATCTTTATATTGTATATTGTTGGGTAAATTTATAGTTGGCTCTGAAATACTATCCAGTTCTTTTAGCCTATCTTCATAAGCTGAAGTAGCAATGGCAGTAATAGGATTTACTCTTATGAAGTAGCTTACATTTGAGTTATTTGTAGAATAGAATTGGATACTTACTGTCTCTACATCTTTTTTAATCTTAAAACTTGTATATAACATGGAATAACCACTATACCAACTTGTATTTTTACCTTCATCTATTCTAATTCTTAGAAGAGACTCCTTATCATCACTTGATATATTAAGTATGAGATTATCTCCCCTCTTTGGTTTACTTACTGTGAGAGCAGATGTATATCCTTGTAAGGGTCCTGTATATTCTATATCACTGGAGTCTAAAGAGTTCATATCAGCTATTAACTCAAAGGCTAATAAATCAATTATATTAACTTCTGCCTTCTCTTTAACAGAGGTACAGTTGGATATTACTATATCAATATCTTCATTAGCTAAATAGCTAAAGGTATTAACTTCAGAAGCTGATATGCCCCTTACTAAGGGTTTGTATGTTCCATCATCATTTTTAGATGAAATAACTGCTACCAGACTTGATGCTGCGGCAGTTACTGCTATATATTGTCCCCTCTTTACTGCTATAGGAGTGGATATGTAGTATCTGTCATATTCAACAAGTTCTCCATCAGAGAACCTAATATATTTTCCATTTATGCCTACTTGTGCTTCTTCTAAAGAAGCAGAGTATCCAATATTCTTGAATGACTCTCCTAATGATTCTATCTCACGTCCTTGCACATCTTGTTGCTCTTTAAGAGCAAGTTGAGTGCCTGCAATATTAGATTTTGCAATATTAACATTACCACCCCAAGATGATTTCAAAGAGGATATGACTATTGAACAATCTTCCTCCATTGTATATGAATATTCAGTAGTGGCATCTCCACCTACTCCTGCTCCCAGTAACAATGGTGTATATGTACCCTCCTGCACTTTAGAAATCACAGCAACTATACTTGCTGCCCTTGCATTAAAATACACAGTCTCTCCCTTACTCATCTCTATAGAAGATGAAATCATATATGCGTCATGATCAACTAAATTTCCATTGTTGGATACATACTTACCATCTATTGATATATCGGTGGATAAAGTCCTTTCATTCTCTACACCCAATATAGCATTTGTGGATTTTTTCAGACTTGTTACACTACCCTCTACTTCTGCTAATTGAGTAGTATTAGTATATTCCAACCAATTAGCAGTTAATCCCCAATCACTTGCTTCTGTAGTAGAACCTATATATATATAATTCTTCCAACCTTCAGCAGATAGGAATCTGCAATTTAATCCTAACACCCTATCAGTAGTAGGTATTTTATTAACTGCCTGCAATAGAGTTAAAGTATCTGGTATGTCACTATCACTATATTCAAGTGATACATTAATAGGAAGATTCCTAACTAAAGTTTTATTAAGAGGAACATTTCTACCATTAAATACAGCTTGAGTAGAAGTTATAGGATAGACATCTGTACTGCTTGCACCTCCTACTAACTCATCCTCTCTTAATTTTCTTACTTTACCCATATTATGATTGAGTTACTGTTATTTGTATTATAGATTCATCACTTAAAGTAGCTGTACCTCCAGTTACAGCACCTTCTGCATTAGTGGTTAATGCTATGGAAGTTATTGACTTACCATCTGCACCAGCAGGTCCTGTTGCACCTTGTGCCCCATTTTGTCCTGCTGGTCCCTGAGCACCTGTATCACCCTTATCTCCTTTATCTCCCTTTGGTCCAATAGGACCTTGGGGTCCAGTCTCACCTGTGTCTCCTTTTTCACCCTTATCTCCCTTAGGACCTGCTGGTCCTTGTAAGCCTTGGGGTCCTTGTGGACCAACATCCCCTTTAGGTCCTTGTACTCCAGATGCTGCATCTACCCAACCATTAGAACTGAAGAATCTGAGCTTAAAAGTACCATCTTGTAATGGTAGTAGCCACCCAACCTCTTTGAGGTCAGGTGCTACTTCAGATATAACAATGTTCTTAATTATTATCATATTACTTAGTATTTACTGTTTTCTTTCTTAATGCTTGTCTTTTTACAGATATTTCATCCTCATGCTTCTTCTTATCATGATTTAATTTATCTCTATCAAGCTTTAATCTCTCATTGAACTCTCTCATTTTCTCCATCAGATTTGCCTTGGCTTCCTCAGAAAATTCCTGCTCTACAATACCATCATCATCTTTATTGTTAGCTTGTATTTGAGCTATCATGAGTTTAGTCTCATTATCTCTGATATTAGCCTGTTCTTTCTGTTGAAGTTCAGCTTGTCTCTGCTCAGCCTCTATTTGTGCAATCTGCTGTTGAGACTCTAATTGCTGTTGCTGTGCTTGAGCATTTCTTTCTTGTATAGCTTGTTCATCTTTCTCTACAAGTCTCTGTTTTTCTGCAAGAGAGCTTGAACTGTATAACTTCATAATAGTTGAGAATGACAGAGTCTGGTTTTGAAGTGCTGCTTGTGCTAATACATCAAGTTTCTGAGATAACTCTTGAATACCTTGACTATTATCTACTACCAATCCATAGTCAGCTTCAGCAAATTCATCACCATCAATCTCCATAACTCTTATTGAATTATCTGATAATATGTATTGGAATTTCTTACTTCTACCTTTAAGTGCTATTTTAGCTGTCTCAAGAAAACACTCTAAAACTCTCTTCTTGACATCATCATGCTGTACAAACAACCATTCTGTGATATGTGAGGATTGTAGAGTTGCTCTTTCTACACCACCTACAGTTTCTCTATTACTTACTTGACCTTCTCTTTGTCTTGTAATACCTGCTACTTCTGACATCTCCATCTTGATAAACTCAAGGAGATTAATCTGTTGCTGTATTGAATTACCAAACTCAGCATCAATTACTCCAGAAGAGGCATTATTAAGAGCACCTGCAAGCTTACCTGTTGAAGCACCAATATTACCTTCCCTAAAGCTATCTTCAACTGCAAGACCATTAGCCTTTGCATAATACATCCACTTTTCAACATCCCATCCTTTAGGTATCTTTGCTAAATCAAGCTTCAATATCTTTCCCCAATTCTTAGCCATCATCTTGTTCAGTCTATCATGAATAGCATCATACAAGTAATTATACTGCTTCATCATATCTACAAGAGAGAATGGTCTACTATCATTGAGGTTGTATATAGAACCTATAATACCAAAGTGGCATCTTGATGGGTTGGACAGCCTATTGTATTGTACAACTCTTGGTCTCATATTCACATAAATATCAGTACCAATCTTTGTACCCTCCCAAGCTTCATTTATGTAGAAAATCTGTTCCTCTTCTCCAGCATCCTTATCAATGATGTAAGTTTCAGGGTAGAAGTTATATACCTCTTCTCCTGTCTCTGGGTCATAAGATTTAACCTTCTTGATTCTTCTTCTTGACTTCCAATATACTCTAAGTACTCTAAGGTTGCCAGCTAAGTCATAAGGAAGAAGGGAATTTGAGATGGAGTCTGAGAATAAATTGAATGGGTCAAAATAGAATCCATCAGTACTTATTTCTTCTCCTACCATGTGATTATTCACATACCCAAATCTCTCATCAATGTTATCCATAGAATCTACAGAGGCTTGACCAACATGGTCAGGCAGTTTTTCTATATATTCCATGTCTTTCTTACTTAATACATCATAGTAAGTATCTATTACTCTTCCCGGACTCCAATAGTCCTCTATAATAATCATGTCTGCATCTTCTATCCTATTAGAATATCCAGACTTGAAGATTCTCACCTTTAATGGATTAAGTCTTTCAGTAACAGGCTCTCCACCTACTATATCACATTGATATATCTCCTCTCCCACAGCCATAGCATCCATAAAGCCATTATTGAACAGCAGAGGAATATTATATTCTTTTACATAATGATTGAGAAGAGCATTTGCCCTTACCTCTCTCATATCTTGCCACTCATAAGTATAATAATCATTCAGCTTCTCAAGCTCCTGATTAAACTCCTCTTCTGACTGTGATGTATCAGCTATAAGCTGCTGAAGTCTTTGAAGTAATTCTCCTTTCTTGTTATTCTCAATCTCAGAGATGGCATTAGGGTTAGTAACTACTACTCTATAGTCAAATACTCTCTTTGATTCCTCACCTCTAAGAACATTCAATTTGCTATTCATGATAGGATAGTGTTGTATTCTATCAGGTACAAAACCAGCTCTTATATTCTCAGGGTTCAGTACAAGCTCCAAGTCTGTCATGTGAAGCTTACCATTCAACAAGTCATAGTTAATCTTCTTATGAATCACGGATTTTCTCACAAGACTATAGTTAAAGAAAGTCTTGCTATCTGCCCAATCCAAGTGCCTCTTTCTCCAAGCCTTGTTCTTCTTACTAAAAGGCAGTTGTTGTGGTGGTAAATTTATTAATTCAGACATATTTGATTCATTTTATTTTCGTGCAAAAATAAGCAAAATAAATCACTTATACAAGTATATAAGTGATTTATTAAGTATTTACATCTATTTTTGCTAAATTTACTGTTTGAACTTTGCATCATAGTTCTTCTTAAAGAATGGGTCATTGCCTAAGTATGAAGCAGAGGCATCCTCTTCCTTACTCTTGCTTACCTCACCCTTATAGAGAATCATCTTATCTTCTCTAAGCAACATAAGCATACCCATAGATGAGATTCTATCAAAGTTACCTTCTGAATTGTACAATATAAGCTCCTTTATCAATGCTCTTGACCTCAAAGTATATAGATTGGGAATCATTACTTCTTGGTCCTCACCATCAATTGTTTGTATTACAGGAACTGGTCTTAATAGCCAAGACCTTAATAGGTTTTTTGCATAAGCATTTATGGCTGCTGTAGCATTAGTACCTTTAGCCTTATTTCCATAGGAGCTACCCTTGACCATATCTTTGTCTTTCAAGAAGTCAAGTACATCAGTAAGCAGATACAGGCAATTCATCTTTGAGAAATATGCAAATAATCCCTTCTTGTTATTTTCATAATTCATTCTGCCATTGTAAAATAGACACATCTTTCTGCAAATCTCATAGAAGTCATCTGCAAATAATGGTCTACCTGTGTACTCAGCTACTACCTTGTCAGTCCATAAATCAAGCACATATACAGAACCAAGAGACATAGTATTTGACTCATCATCATCATAAGGGTCACACCCTAATATGTATCTATTATCAAATACTCTGCCTGACCTGTCTTTCTCAGGTAGCTTATATATCTCAATAGCACCTTCTATCTTGTTATCCTTATGTGGAAATTCCCTTATAGGTTGGTCTGAAGTAGGCTTAAATTCCACCTCCTTACTACTATTGATAGTCAAGTCACCCACATATACATCATCATACTCTCTTGGGTTTGCATCCAATTGACCTAATCTTTCAGTAAGGTCAGTTACTGGGAACATATTGACACCAGTCTTTACAATAGCTTCAGCAGGAGTAATAGGAACCTCAGCAATAGTCTTGATTACAGTATTAGGGTCAGTAGAATTATACTTAACCCTATACCTGTTCATCAATATCTCAATCAGTGCCTGTACTACATCAGATACACCATCTCTATTATAGCATCCTTTTCTATTGATATATCCCGGAAAGAAGAATACAAAGTATCTTTTACCTTGGTTGTTTTTATCATACACATTAGGCAAAGCATACATATTATAACCCCTTGGGTTATACATAATCTCCTGAGCACCAGCAAAGTCTGATTCATTATCACCAGCAGTACCCTGTAAGTACATAAGACCAAACACATAATCACCTTCCTGTACAGAAGGAAGCATTACATTATATAGGTCAATCAATCTTGGGAATGTACCAAACTCCTCAATACCAATAAATGCAGCTCTCTTACCTCTTAATTTGGACTCATCATCTTTTGATGATACTCCCAATACTGAGTTTTGTGTACCCTTCTCAATATCAAGCTCCAAATCCTTATATCCCATTTTCCAAACCATGTCTTGAAGAGATGATTTAAGCCTTTTTCTTGGGAACTGGGTATGTTCAGCACAGAAATTAGCCATTGAGACAAATTTATTAAGCACACCATCCTTTGTCAAGTACTCTTTCTGATAGGCTGTAGCAATAGATACAATCTCTTCACAGGCTGTACTATTCTCACCTAATACAAAGTTATGAGTAAGAATTGAAGCCATTGAATAGGACTTTGATTTACCTCTGGAGGCTAACTCTGCACCATGATTACCACCTAAGAAGTCATTATATAGACCACCCCTTCTGGCTTGTTCCATATAATGAAATCTCCAATAAATACCTTCCCACATTTCAGGGAAGTCCACAATTCTATCTGCCTGCTTAGTACCTTTCCTAATCTTTGATTGTATAATAGGACAGTAATTCATATAGAAGTAAAGAGGTCCTGTAACCCACTCACCATCAGACTCTCTTACATATCCATTCCAACATCTATCTCTCTCCTGTCTAATCCATTTACCATACTCACTATTAGGATTGGCATTAGGTCTTAGGCTTGTAAAACACCCATACTTCTTATAGTGAAGTGCAGTAGGTCTAAAGTAATCCATATCCTCAAGAATATGGGGATTAACTAAGTCCACTATTATTCTACCCTGTGAGTCTCTTGGTCTGTCTTTGGCATATTGTCTTGCAGGAGAAATCAATCTCTTAACAAACTCTACATTATTGATTATGTCTAATAACTGGTCTTGTACTTCTTGTGGCAATCCACTAAGCAACTCATCAGTTATTTGAGTTTGATACTTATTCATCAATATATCCATTGTACTCTCCCTTTACAACCTGTTCATAGAAATTAGAGCCTATCCAATTGAATATCAGTCTACTAAGCTCTACATTCATCCTCCTTATCATAGCCTCTTCCTGACCATCAAGGACTTTTGCAGTCTCTTTTACTGTTATTACTCTATACTTCTTGCCACCTTTTACAAACCATATCACAGACTCATATTCCTTGTATGCCTTAAATGTTTGATGTGGCTTTACAGTCCTCTGAAGTACAAGATGTCCAGTAGTCTTTATCTTGAGTGCATCTCTCTTATCTTCAATAGACCTGTTAAGTCCTTCTATAATATCTTCTGCTTTCATACCTTAAATGTTTAGTCCATCTTCCATTATTGTCTTCTCACCTTGACCTCTCATTTTACCAGCTACCATAGATTCCTTAGATATAGCTTTTTCAGCATCATCCAAATCCTTCACAAGTGATGGAACTTGTTTGATAGTAGCTGTAATTGTATTCAGTGTATATATAGGCTTACCCTTGTCATCTGTTTGTGTAAGGTCTATGTCTCTCAACAGCTTCCTTAATTTATCAACTGCATATCTTGTGTCTTCAAGAAGAAGTGCAGAAGTAGGCTTGAAGCTGTTATAAAATTCCATAGCAGCCAATACTACTTTGTCAGGTTCCCATTTCTCAGGCAATCCTTCACCTTCTTTAATAGCCTGCTTTCTTTGTTCTTCATCAGTAAGATACTGATAATCACTTCTGGGGTCACAGAAAAAATAAATGAAGCCCAACTCCATCATGGCTTTATCCTTATTCTGTGTCCTGTCTCTTTGCCATATCTGTTTGAAGGGCTTCAATAGTAGAGCCTCAGGCTCAATTACCATTTTATAACCCTCATATTTGAACAATCTTATCATAACTAAAATAAAAGAAAAAGAGCCTGTTAGGTTTAATCCTCCCAACAGGCTCTCCTATAATTATACAATCAGCTTCTTCTCTTCTGGCTTAATCAAGGTTGAAGGAGTTGGGTCTGGAACCTCTTCATATTCCTCAATTATGAAATCAATATCTCTATCTTGAAGTAGAAGGCATTGCTTACCATCCATCTCAATCACATCAAAGTTATACTTTACTACAGGATTGTCAGTAACTACACCATCCTTGAGTGTGCCTGCCTGATGTTGCTTGACAGCAAATCTTGTAGGGTTTACACAAACCAAATCTCCAACTTTAATATCTCTTACTGAACTACCAATTGCAAGTACAGTCTGATATTCCTTTAGTCCACCTTGTTGCTTAGTTACATCAAGCAATCCTCCAGATGTTCTCACATCCTCCTCATACTTATCCATTGTAGTGATAAGTGCAGTGAACATTGGCTTTATTTTCTTAACCTTCAACATACTCAATAACTTTTATACCATATTCTATAGCACAAGAGTGCTCAATTTTACAACCTCTATATTTGTCCCAGTCTTTAGCAAAATATGCAGCATCTGCCACAGATAATAGCTCAATTGATTTACCTAAGAACCACAAAGGTCTTGCATCTACTGGTGCATCTTTGAAGAAGCTATCAATCACTTCTACATCATCATTGAGTACTGCTTTAGCCTCTTCCACAGCTTTGGCTCTTTCAGCTTCTATTTCTTCATTTGTCTTACCCTTCATGGGCTGACTAATAAATAATTTTTTCATTTCTTCTCCCTTATCTGTCTAATATATTTGAATCTTTTCTTAACACCCATCATCCTGTCAAATGTACAAGTCAATTTGCCTAATGATGGAATATTGAAATTTGTTCTTAGTTTAGCAAATTCCTCTTCACTAATATCATCCTTTAATGGTAAGGACTGTATAGTTTGTTTTATGAACTTCCAATAAGATTTGTAGGCTGTGTCTACCACTTCAAGTGGTATATCCATCTCTTGTGAGACCTTACCAATTATATCAGGATAATTCATTTCAATTCAAAAAGTAACAATAGTTGGAAAGTACCAGTCTCTTCATCAATGTTTGGGATAAATCTTGGGTTTATCTTACCATCAACTATGACTTTATTCTTTCTCAGTTTTCCCATAATCACTTGGAAGTGAGGAAGAGTGATATTGCACTCTTCCCTTACCTTCCTTTTAGTATCTTCACTCATTGTAACCTTATCAAGAATGTCATTATCCTTAATAACTTTACTGAGTTCATATCTTTGCTTTACAAAGCTTGTGATTACATCAATCTCTCTATCAGTTAATTTATGAAAAGGCTCTAAGAACTCAAACCAATATCTAAAGAACTTACCATTTAATGAAGTAGGAATCCTGACGATGTTATTTGCTTTCTTAACCATCTTTATATTTCCATTTATATCCTCCAGCAGAAATTCTTTCTCCTCTACAGCAAGTAGCAATATTTCTATGAGAAATTCCAGTTTGTTTTGATGCTTGAGATGTAGAATAGTATTCAGCTATAGGTTCATTGAATATAGTAAGTTGAATAACTCTTTTTCCCAAAGCTTTAGATATTCTTTCATTTCTGCTACCATAGTTATTGTTATCTTTTGAAGATAACATTTCAAGATTTTCTACTCTGTTGTCAGTTTTAACTTCATTCTTATGATTCACTTGTAAATCATCAGAATAGTCAGGTAGGAAAGATTTAGCTACTAACCTGTGTATAGTAGATGTTTTAATATTTCTCTTATCCTGAAGAACTACTTTTAAGTAGCCATCTTCAGTAAGTGCAGGTTTTAATATTCTGATACACCTAACTCTACCAAGATTGGATACTTGATATAATCCATTATATCCTTCTATATCTTTCCACTCTTCCTTCATTATAAATTACTCTTCAGGTTTATCTTCTGTCTCCTCCTCAGTCTCAGGAACTGTCATTAGGTCTTCAATCTCAGCCACACACTTAGCTACAAACTCCTCACTAAAGGCATGTGCATTCTCCACTACCTTGAACAGGTAATCAAGTCTCTTGAACATATTAACCATGTTGGCTTCCTGCAATTTTGCATACAGTTGCTTTGCTTGGTTGCTCAACTGATGAGCAATGTTTTCAAGTTGCTCATAAGACATCTTTTCAGGTCTTGCAGCCTCAAGAGTAGGCTTCATTTCTACTTTTGCTTCTTTGTTCTCTTCCATTTTATTATTTATTAAAAAGTTTTACCATACTTCTTTTTATACATCTCCCTCCAAGATTCTATATCTGTAGAATCTGTGTCAGTACATCCACATTCATCACAGTAGTCCACCTTGTCATTAAGAACCATGACTTTTAATGAGAGACAATTCTTACAATAGACCACTGGGATTGCATCATAATATTCTTTAGGATGCTCTTCTCTGGTATTGTTTAAGTTGTCCATAAATCTTCTTCTTTAACTCATTAGTACTTCTACTGTGTACCCCTTTCCTTTTGCTTGTATTAGCTCTATTATTGAAAGGTCTTCTTGGCATTACAATACCCTCAGCAGTCACATGTCCTCTTCTCATAGCTCTTCTAATTGACTTAAATCTATGAACTCCATCATAGGTAATCAAGTGTAGAACTATGATACCTTTTGAGATATAATCCTCAAACTCTTCTTGACTCATCAGGTCTCTTTCAATTTTCTTCTGCTCTTCCATATTTCACAATGTTATGTTATTACTTGTAGTACACTAACACAAATTGACCATTTTCCTTCAGAAGGGAAACAATGTCTTCTCTTTTTATTTCCTCTTCATTAGCAGTTCTTACAATCTCCCTAATTGTATTAGCTGCCATTGCAGTCATAATTTGGTGAACCACATTGGTTTCAGAAACCTTCTTAGTTCTTACCATTTTATTCTTTTCAATTTCTTCCATATCTTAACTAAAATTAGTTGCGGGGGAAGGACTCGAACCTTCACAAGCAATTACTGTCTTGAGGTTATGAGCCTCAAATGTTACCCTTACACTACCCCACATATAAGTGCAGATAGACAGACTCGAACTGTCACATTGACATTGGAAGTGTCACATACTGACCTTTATACTATACCTGCATTTGAGTAGATAACTGGATTTGAACCAGCCCCTTGACATTGGCAATGTCATATGCTAACCACTAACACCATACCTACATAAAGCCAAAGATTTTGCATTTGGTACTTTGGCATTGCAAGGTTTCACCTTAACTTGCACCCTCCTTCACATTCCACCCATATACAGCTTGTTATAGTGTCAGCTCACTTTGGGGTTTCCATTGGACTAAGGAGTGTTAGCCTCTCACTGAATGGAATACAGCTTTTACTAACTTGTTGAGGCTTCTGTCAGAATCGAACTGACATTACTGGGTTACAAAGCCAGTTTCCTAACCATTGAAAGAAGAAGACATTGTAGCTCAAGAGGGATTTGAACCCTCAATCCCTAAAGGGCGAGGGATTTTAAGTCCCTTGTGT